TTAATTTCTGGATTGTATAAATTCTCGCTGTAGGTCAACTGTCATTTGCAGTTCTTCGCATTTCTTGTGCAAGACACTGTTTTCAGTTTGTAACCAGTTAACTTGAGCACTTTTCTGCACAATCACAGCGCGCTGCTCTTCCAGTTGGCGGATTAACTCCGCCTCATTGAACATTGTCATGCTGCCTCCGTCCTTACAACCGGAACAGAGCAGCCTGGCAGCAACTGCACCGCCGGACCGTCGCACTGATTGCCCCATACGTCGAAGCCATGTGACGACTGGCGGGCGAATAGCTCAATGCGCGGCACATCACCCAGCAACTGCACTAGTTTTTCGCGGATGACGTCTGGCTTGCGCGAGTTTTCCATTCGTGGTGCGGTGACGTGCTGGCAGATTGAAGCATCCATGCGGGCAGGAAGTTTTCCGCGTACCGCAAACAGGCAGTCTTCGCTGTTCCCTCGGGTCATGTGGCCCATGCCGATTGCGCTGTTGCCTTTGTGCTTATTCGTCTTGTGCCAGGTGAATCCCTTCATTGTCATCAGCTTGAATCCCCACGCTTCGACCACTTTCAACGCCTCAACCGGCTGAGTTGGCACCCACCACATCGCCAGCAGGCAATCTTCGGCAGCCAGATCCCACACTGGCAGGCGGCAGATATCCAGCACGTTCATCACCGGATATTTGAACCCGGCTCCGCGCTCGCCGTCGGCTGCTTTGTCGCGGTATGACCAGGGAGGATCTGCATAAATCAGAGTGTATTTACCGGTCATTCCGCCACCTTCTTGCTGTTCATCAGCTCAGCAATGCGCTGAGCCTTTAATGGGTTTTTGATAATCTGGCCGCCGGGTGCCAACCACCCGCGGCTCAGAGTTGAATAAACCAGCGTGATACTGCCGACGCTGATATTGTCGTGAGGATTAGTCATACACCACCCCGCGACATCCGATCCCTGCGTATTCTCCACGGCGCAGGCCGTTACCTTTTGATATGCACTGATCACGGCGTATCGCTATTCTGGCGCGTTCAACTTCACCGACCGCTACATCCATACACAGCAACCAGAGTCGGGCTGCAATGCGGTACTGGCCTTTCGATTCACGCTCAACAGCGCGCTTTTCTACCTCTATCGCCGCCGGAGTAACGGCGACAACCTTTGAAGCCTGACGCTGAGACACATAGTTCAGGTGATACTTTTCAAGACGGGTTAATTTGCTCATCGGATCCAGCCTTCTCTGAAAATTACCGCCAGCAGATACAGCCAGGCGGAAACGGCGGTCAGGAATAAGTACCATCCTGACCATTTTTCCCAGTGCCTGATCAGCGCTGTCATGCGGCGTTACTTACTGGGCGGTAAACACGCTGATCAACCGGAGGCTTTTTTCCGGTGAACTCTGCTGGGCTGGTGGCCTGACGTTCATCAAGCCAGTTCTCAACCTCTTCAGCGTTCCATGCACAACGCTTATCAGTAATCCAGAAGCGTTGCGGGAACTCGCCATTGCGCTCCATTCGGTCAATGGTGCTCATAGATACCGGCACCACTGCCATCAGTTCCTTTTTGCCAAATGCTCTTTTCATCATTACCTCTCTTGCATTTGCGACGCGCGCGGCGCCGCAGTGGTGGTTACATCGGTACTTCGTTCAGTTCGTCTCGGCGTACGTTGTAGACATCGGTTGCCATTTCCAGCCATTTCCCTGACAACGCATCTTTCGCTCCAGGGCGTTTTTTGCTGTCTGGCCATGTTCCGCCATTGAAAATCAGATCCAGTTTCTCAACGCTTTCCGCGTTACTGGCAGCATCAGTGAATGACTTCAGTATTTCGTCAGGGCCGCGACCTTCATTCCTTGCCTGTTCCTTCTGCTCAGGCTTTGAATTGATCAGGCTGTTCATGCCATGAGCCGTTGCCGCCGGTGGCGTGATGTCGCGTTCAACGCGCGGTGTTGTCTCCTGCAGTTCGTCAGGGGTGTAGACGCCCATGATTACGTCAGGGCAGTGCAGGCGTGACCAGCGCTTGGTTGCTAGGTATGCAAGCTGCTGTTTAGGATCGCTTGCCCAAAGAGTTGAGTTGCGAACTTGAGCCTGAGATAGGAGCAATTCCAGAACGCGTGGTTCATCTTCACCCTTCATCGTTGCCCATACACGTACGCCACATCCAGCTTCATCTTTCAATGTCCACGCTGGCGCAATGTAGGTATTTCCCTTCTGGGATGTTTTCTCTACAAACTTGCCGATCACATTTTCCCACGGTCCAAACCACTCATAGTTGATACGGTCTTTTGTTGGCGACATCGTGGTGATAACCGCATTTACCAGCTGGGCCTCATAACCTAGGGTGCCGCTGACGACATGAGTTTTCTGCGCGACGGCAAATGGGTTCATTCCCCACTGAGCAGCCTGCATTGCCACAGCCATGCAATCAGCTGGCTTCCCTGCGAGGTGAGCCGGTACCGTTACGCGGCTTTGCGCCATCACTTCGGCAAACTTCATCAACTGGTTCAACCCTTCAGGGCTAAAAATGGTGGCAGCAGTTCCAGCGATAGCGGTATCTGCTGGTGCATTCATGGTTGCAATTTCATTGCTCATACGTACATATCCTGTTTGCGTGCCCATTCAGGGCGTTTAATAATTTCCACGCCGCCCCATTCATCGCTGATGCGGCATTCGTGATAGGTGTTCAGATCCCGGCGGAATAACTGATGCCCGGCGTCAACGTCCGGCGCATCCAGCTCGAATACGCGGACCGGGTATCGACCGCAGTCGATGGTTTCGCTCACAGCCAGGAAGAAGAATCCGTGTGGCTGCCCGGTTACTTTCAGTGCGCCTTCGCGGTACATGGCGTCCTGGACGTGGTAGCGGAATTCCTCGATGTGACGGGCAAAGCGATCCATGTCTGCAACCTTTTTCACATCGACGATCACGTTGTGCTCGTTCAGCCATTTATCCGGACGGATTCGGCACAGTTCGCCAGTCTCTTCGTCATTCCAGTACATCGACGCTTCACAGTGGCCTGGTGCTTCCAGCATCCACCTCGCCGCAGGGTGGGCCATTGCGCTGTCGCGCATCAGTTTCAGTTTCCGGCCCTGTTCAGCATCCATCACCGTCATACCCATGCCGGCAACGTCTTTCAGGAATGCTTCTTCGTCTGCTTTTCCCTGATTTGTGCGGCGGTCGAACTGTGGTGCCACGATGAAACGCTTATCGAATTCCTTCGGCTCCAGAAGCAGGCAGTGCAACGCAGTGCCCATGTCCAGTGCGGATTTCTTCTCTTCGTCTTCCGGCGCTGCCTTGACCCATTTCAGAAGTGCAGGGTTCTTGGCCACCATATCCAGTTGTGACTTACTCACGCCGTCACCGGCGTGGTAGTCCTTGTTGCTGATGTAGTAATAGATGCCGGTATTCATGCTGCGTTCCTTTTACTGTCGATCTGGTCAGCAAGGTCAAGGCGGGCGATGACGCCAGTAAATTCACGTTTGAATGACGACATCAGCTCTTCGAAATCATCACTTTCAAGTGCCGCCTCGAGAACTTCATAACGAACACCGGCACGGAGAATGGCGCGTTTGAATGACTCTTCCATTTCGCAACCAGCGACTGCTTCGATCAGCTCAACGTGGCGGTCATACAGTTCAGATGACAACTGGTAGTCGCTGCTGAACTGAGCGGCTATTTTTTTCAGGTTATTGAATTGCTGAATGTTCACTTACTCACCCCCATACCCATTTCTGTTTTTACCGCCAGCTTGCTGACGAATACCCAGTTCATTGCTTCACCCAGCGTGCGGAACTTCCAGCTCATCAGCCCGCAAGCTGTAACGCAGTACCAACCGTTGATGATTTTCCACTGCATACAAACCTCGCTATTACCGTTTTGGTAATACTTGTAGATACAGGAAAGCCACGAAGTGGTGGTTTCTGCCTGAGCAATGCGCTCTTGTATTACCTTTTGGGTAATAATCAGATCAAAAAGTGATTGTGTCAATAGGTATGACGAGAAAAAATTACCATTTTGGTAATTGAATGAGGCGTGAGCCTACCGCCATTGGGCAGGTAAAGCGTCAGAATGGCGGGGGATTACTTGCTTTTGTTCTGCTCAAACACGAAGTTGATGAATGAGGTGATCTTGTTTTTCTCTTCCTGTGGCAGGGCTGCATACATCCGGTGGTCATAGTCGATAACACCAGGTGCGCCGACGGGAATAATCATCTCGTATGCTTCATGCCCGAACGCGCGCGCCAGGGAGGAAAGAACACCGATAGTTGTGCTGACTTCCGCTTTCATGATGCGGTTAACGGTGGCCGGGCCAATGCCAGCTGCAACAGCGACTTTCTTTTCGGATGTCATTTCACTGTTCTTTCTCATCCAGGCATTGAGCGTGGCGGCGGCCTGCTTCTCTACAGTCCATTCTCCATCTTCAGTGGCCGGAATAAAGATATCAGCCTGTACTGCGTCCAGTTCGTGATCAACATCGAGCCAGAACTTTTCTTTGCGGGCTGCTTCTTCAATGATACGCGCTGCATTAGGTCCGATATTTTTGATACCAGTACACCACCTGTTGACCAGGTTCTGCGAACGCTTCACCCGTTCTGCAAAGCGTAACTGGGTGTCATCGAAATCCCTGCGAATGATTTCGTTAAGGTTTTTGCGTCTTATGTCATAAATACTTTTCATAGCTATTGTATTTGCCCATTTATTATTACCTAACCTTCTAAATTTAAATGAATATTACCATAAAGGTAAAGTTACCATAATGGTAATAATCATTGATTTTTTCACCAGAAAGGTAATAATTCAGATATGAATAGACAGGCTGAGATAAGCAAAATATGAGTGACGAAAAAAAATTTGATTTCAAAAAGCACTGGCTGGGGCTGTCTCCTGATGAGCGTGAAGCATTTGCAGTTGAAGCCGGAACCACCAGTCATTACATCCAGACGCACCTGACTGGACGCCGCAAAATGCCGGGTAAGCGTCTGATGGAAGGTCTTTTTAAAGCGTGTCGCTCCCGCGAATGGACAAAGTCTAAACCTGAATTAGTACTCTTCTTCTACGACCGATAATCCCTCTAAACCCATCAATGCCGTCATCCCCTGGCGGCTCCTTCCTGCATAAAACACCTTTATGGTAATAAAAAACCATATACGGTTGATCTTTTTTCGTCTTAGTGCAAAATTACCGATATCCATAACAAAAAGGAGGCACCTCCTGTGAAGATTGTCACCAGAATGGAGGCAGCAAAAGCTGGCCTTAATCGCTTTTATACCGGTAAAGAATGCCGAAATGGTCACCGTGCTGAGCGCTACGTTCTGAACGGAACATGTGTTGAGTGCGCAATGAATAGTGCTCATCGTCACCGTGATGAGTTCGCTGCTGCGTTGAGGAACGCGCGGGAGGCAACATGAATATCTATCAACGTATTAACGGCGCTGACTGGAGAAATATATGGGCAGTTGGCGATCTGCACGGTTGCTATACAAATCTGATGGGAAAGCTGGATGACCTGAAGTTCGACCCGGCACAAGACCTGCTTATCTCTGTTGGTGATCTTGTCGACCGCGGGGCTGAAAACGTTGAATGCCTTGAGCTTATTACTATGCCATGGTTCCGGGCTGTACGTGGAAACCATGAGCAGATGATGATTGATGGCCTGTCAGAACATGGAAACGTCAATCACTGGCTGGTAAATAGTGGTGGATGGTTCTTTTATCTCGACTACGAAAAAGAGGTATTGGCTAAGGCGCTTGTCCATAAAGCAGCAGAGTTGCCGCTAATCATCGAGCTGGTTACCGACGACCGTAAAATTGTCATCTGCCACGCTGACTACCCGTACAACGAATATTCTTTCGACAAGCCAGTTCCAGAAGAAATGGTTATCTGGAATAGAGAACGAATAGCCAATGCGCAGGATGGATATCATCATGAAATCATCGGAGCGGACCTTTTCATATTCGGCCACACCCCTGCACGTCAACCACTGAAATACGCCAACCAGATGTACATCGATACTGGCGCTGTTTTTTGTGGAAACCTGACATTAGTACAGTTACAAGGCGAGGTGAATGATGGCCGGTGACTGGATAAAAATGCGTGCCGACCTGCACACTCACCCTAAAGTTGTCCGCATGGCGTCCGCATTGAAAGCGGACAGATTGCGGATAGTTGGCGGACTACATTCCGCATGGTGTCTTTTTGATGTCCACTCTGTTGACGGTTTTCTTGACGGATACAGTGCGGAGACTCTCGACGACCTGATCGGCTTCCCCGGATTTGCGCGTGCAATGATGGCTGTAGGATGGCTGGAAGAAGAAGGCGAAAGCCTAGTAATGCCGCGCTTTGAAGCCCATAACGGACAGTCTGCCAAGCGTCGCGCACAGGACGCAGACAGAAAGAGAAATGTCCGCAAAACGTCCGCATCAGAAGCGGACAAAAAGCGGACCAGAGAAGAGAAGAGAAGAGAAGATCAAAAAGATAAAACCCCACACATAGGCGACGAGAAAAATCAGCCTGTGGATAACTCAGGAGGTGAAGAGCCAGATCCACATGCAACAAATTTTGTTATTGATGGATATGCACCACCAGGCGGATCTGGTTCGCTGGGTAAATTCACCATGCCTGATAGCTGGACACCGGATCCTGATTTCACCAAACGAGCTGCGCTATGGGGGGTAAACCTTAAAACTGATGTGACGCCATTTGAACTGGCAGATTTCATCACGTATTGGAAAGCCGAGGGGAAAGCATTTCACCACGACCAGTGGCAGCAGAAACTGGCTCGCAGTGTTCAACTCTCCAGGTCAAAGCCAGCGAGAACTCAGCAGCGGGACGTTAACGCAGTACCGGAACCAGACAGCGAGATACCTCCGGGGTTTCGCGGTTAAAACCGTGAGCGCAGTAGCGCATTTTTTTACATCCGTTGAATTACCAAAAAGGTAATAAAATATGCGCATTGCTATTGAAATTAACTCATTTGTGGTTTTAAATTACCTGAGAGGTAAATCATGGCGGCAGTGTTAGGGATTGACCCTGGATGCAGCGGATCTCTGGTCCTGATAACTGAGCAGGGCCACTACATCGACCATCTGGCAATGCCAACCATCAAGGTCGGTACAAAGTCCAGGGTGAACGGCGCAGCGGTGGCTGCATGGGTTCGGAAGTACGGAATTACTCATGCTTACCTTGAGCATGTCGGTGCAATGCCAGGGCAGGGAACGGCGAGCATGTTCACGTTCGGGCATGCAGCTGGCGTAGCGGAGGGGATCCTCCAGGGACTAAACATTCCGTACACGCTGGTAACGCCGCAGGCCTGGAAGAAGTCAGCTGGGCTTATCGGCAGCGACAAGGACGCGGCGCGCAGCAGGGCGATTCAGCTTTACCCGGAACTCAGGGCGCTGGATGCAAAAGCGAAAGGCCAGGCCATTGCGGATGCGCTGTTAATCGCCAGGCACGGGATCGGTATCAAATAACGATCCTTTTAGTTATCAACCTAATCAATAACTTATACGGGTAAGCGAGGGTAATAATGGGAAGCAATATCATTGAGTTAGCGAAGTTGGGGCATGAGCGCGCGGCTGAACTGAAAGCGTCATGCGGTGCTGTCGACGTGCGAAGTTTGGCGCAACTGATTAGCGATCTGGCTACTCAACTTGAAGTGCAACTGACGCGAGGTAACGCACAGGCAGTACAGCTCGCTAACGCCGAGAGCAAGTGCGGGGAGCTGGCGGCGGAGAGTGCGGGGCTGAAATCCGGGCAGTCATTTTTCATGTGCAGCGATGAAACGGGATTTGAAATTCATAAAGCCCAGGATGCAGCCATTGCATCAGCCAAAGACATGATCGCTGTATGTCGCGAAGATGCGGCGCAAGACGGTTGGCCGGAAGATGCCGACACCATCTGCTGGGGGGTGATTATGCAGAAAGCGATAGAAATGGATTTCGAAAAACCTTCCGAGCAAAACGGCTGGATTGGCTGGTCTGAATACAAGCTTAGCCCTGATATCGAAACCCCAGCAACCGACGCTTTCATGGCTGAAGTGCGGGCGCAGGGCGTGGAGATGGCTATGGAGCATATGCAGTCCAGCGGTTCGTTAACGTTCGGAGATTGCTACATATCGCTCAATGAGTTCGCCGCCCAACTTCGCAAAGGAGTGCGGTCATGAAAAGAGAACCGAAAAAAACTGTGAAGATTAAACGTTTCCGCTACTCGCTTGATTGGTTCACTGTTGATGACGTTGAGTGTGAAGTCGGCAATGGCTTCAGTTACGAAATGCAATTCCGTCTGGGAAGTTGGTACCTATCCGCCCGTTATTTTGACCGTGAAACTGAGGAATGGTGTAACGACTACAGCAAAGATTTCCAGCTTGATAGTCCTGCTGAAGCCGTCATCGCTCTAGGTAACAGTCTTGCAAAGTTCAGTAAGATGCACAGCTGTGATCACTTGACGGAAAACCTCACAAAGCTGCTGAAAGACGTTGCAGCACGCATTGCTATTCGTGAAGAAGCGGAGGCCGCCCAATGACAGCACACAACAAACAGGCGCTGCACAATGCAGACTGTTTCGATGTCTTACCACAACTTGAAGACGGTACCGTTGATCTGGTTTGCGCTGATATTCCCTACGGCACTACCCAGTGCCGCTGGGATTCAGTGTTAAACCTGCAGGTGATGTGGCAGGAACTCCGCCGCTGCTTCGAGTATCTTTCCGAATGGGCAATGCATAGCCAGGCAGAAACCCCGGCCACCGACGCTTTCCTGGCTGAAGTGCGGGCGCAGGGTGCCGACGAGTGCGTGCGCCAGCTGGTTACATCCGATGACGATGATTTCTCAGATGCGCCAAATATCTGCGCGATGGTAGCGCATCAGTTTCGCAAAGGAGGTCAGTCATGAGCAACCAAAAATACGTTATCCCAAGCACGAATGAATTCAATGAAAAAACAGCCTATGTAGACCATGACGGCGATCTGGTAATTGAGCATGACGAGCAGAGCGTAATCGTCGACGTTGCGCAGGCAAAACGGTTGATAGCAATTCTGGAAAAGTTCACGAAGGGAGCCGCCCAATGAGCAACATCTACACACTCGCATTACGTGAAGCGGCTGAGAGGGCGCGCGCGGACAACCATACCCAGGATGAATGGTTCCACTATCTGCGCTGCTCAACTCCAGAAAACGTGCTGGTGCTGCTGGATGAGCTGGAAGACAAAGACAAAGCATGGTCAGCACAGGACAACCACATCAACCAGCAGGCTGACCGAATTGAATCGCTGGAGAAGAAGAATGGTGAGCTGGGCAGAGCGATTGGAGCAGCAGAGAAGCGGATTGCTGAGCTATCACACCACCTCCAATGCGCGCACGCCTTTATCGAACATACAGAGGCGTTTGGCCACGAGGCATCAAACGGGATTCTGTGCTGTGGTGATGCGCAGTGGAACATTGATGAGTCTAAGTCGGCTCTGGCCGCAGCCGGTAAAGGAGAGTGATATGAAAAACCAAAATTACGATCAGCGTAAAGATTTGCATCTGTGGTTCGGTCTTTCATATGCCGCGTTTCTGGTAATGCCTCGCGTAGCAATGATGCAAATGCCAAAGGAATGGCAGGAGAAAATGGCGGAACTGCTCAACCAGTACGACGAAACTATCGACACCTCCGCATTCGGCGTGAAGGGTTGCCGCGTTCAGGCGTTAACTGGTGAAGGAAAGCTGATGAAGATGCCTGATGAGCTTCTCAATTACCGGCATCCATCGCCAGAAGTAAAAGCTCAATTACTGCTTCCGCGCGAGGACTAACCCATGATCACATTCACCAAAGAACAGCTTATCGCTTCTGCGCACGCTCGTATTGAGTTTGCAGAGATGATGCTGGCTGGCGAACTTGAGCCACTCAAAGAACGCACATGGTCAATTGAGCTGGAGCTGGCGCGTATCGCGCTGGCATCGCTAGAAGCGGAGCCTGTTGGGTTTATCCATCCATTTACGCCATTCACTTTTGGAAAAAGCAGCGGAGCAATATTCAAGGAGGAAACACGCCATTACTACAAGCCTGTGTACGCCTCCCCGCCAGCGCCGGTATCTGTGCCTGATGATGTCTCTGGTCCGCTTGCTCATGCTTACAAAGAGCTTACGCCTACGTTCATGCGTAACCACATCGACGTATTCGAGCGATATGGGATTTACCCTGATGGTTCAGCAGGAATCCAGGCCATGCGTATTGCACTGGATGGTATGACTCGCCGCGCCGCCATGCTTCAGGGTGCCGATGGCAACTATCCGGTGATTCCGGATGATGTACACCGCATGGACTGGCTGGTATCGAAAACAGTTGATGTTCGTGAGCCTATGGTTTACGGAAGTCATAGCCTTTTCTGGTCGCAGACCATCACGGATGAAGAGGACGATTATCACGCGACTAAATTACGCGAGCAAATCGATGCGGCAATGGAGGCTGAGAAGGCAGCAGCACCGCATCAGGAGGTGAAGTGATGTCAAAGTGCGACGCTCTGCTTTACTCCATGATAGTCGGGTTTGGTATTGCTGCCGGAATCAGGGTTTACATCGCCTGGGAGTCATTAATTAATCTGGCATGGAGTGCTATCCGTGGCTAAATCCGCAGCAGAACGCAAAGCCGCGCAGCGTGCCCGTCTGGCTGAAGCCGGTAACCGCAAACTGGAATTGCAACTCGACGAGCAGGAACTGGAAATGCTGGCGCGTAACTGCGCCGCCCGTCGCCCTGGTCGTGCGCCGTATGACATGAGCGAGTACATCGCGTTGCTGATCCGCCAGGATGATGCCCGCGTTCGTGGGCGTATCAAATCCATCAGTGCGAACCTGTGCGGTAAGTGTGGAGACCGCCTGCCGGTAGAGTCGTGTCCCTGTGACGGTGATTCGGAATGCTGGGTGACGCGTGGCTGGCATGAAACTAAATTATCAGTGTGACATGTCACGATATCGACAATAAATTGCAATGGCCGCCGACTATGGCGGCTTTGTTTTGCGTGTTACTATTACCAAAACGGTAATTATTACTTCGGTGGTAACAATGCCCGCAGAACCAAAAGCACCAAAACGCAAATCAACGCAGTACAAGCCACTCACAGCGATGCAGGAGGCTTACGCGCAGGAATATACCAAATGCCCTGATAATCAGACTCAGGCGGCGATTAACGCAGGATTCTCGCCTAATACGGCAGCCGTCAAAGCCAGTGTCATGATGCGTGATGAGCGTATCCAGAAACGGATCGCTGAACTGATGGAAGAGCGCAATAAGCGCCTGCGCGTCAGTGCCGATTACGTCCTGCTCCGCCTGGTGGAAATCGACCAGATGGATGTGATCGACATCCTGAACGATGATGGCACCCTGAAGCCTATCCGCGAGTGGCCGAAGATATGGCGCACCACACTGAGTGGTTTCGACCTGTCCTCTACCATCATGAACATGGATGAGACATCAATCGAGACCATCCTCAAGAAAATCAAATGGCCTGACAAGGTGAAGAACCTCGAGCTGATTGGTAAGCACGTCGACGTCAATGCGTTCAAAGAGCGCCTGGAGGTTTCCGGAACTGTTACGATTGCCGACCGCATGGCGAAAGCCCGACGCCGCGTCAAAGAGCAGGCTGGTGGTGAAGAATGACAGCCGAAGCCATGTCGCCGGAAGAGCAACTCGTAGAGGATATCGCCTCGTTCACGTATGACCCGCTGGGCTACGCGCTGTACGCGTTTCCGTGGGGAGAGGATGGCACAGAGTTGGCGCACGCCACAGGTCCCAGAAAGTGGCAGGCTGACGCCTTCCGCGAGATACGCGATCACCTCCAGAACCCAGCGACGCGTCACCAGCCTTTGATGCTGGCGCGCGCATCCGGTCACGGTATCGGTAAATCTGCTTTCATCTCGATGCTGATTAACTGGGGCATGTCCACCTGCGAGGATTGTAAGGTAGTGGTTACCGCCAACACCGACAATCAGCTGCGTACGAAGACATGGCCTGAAATCATCAAATGGTCGAACCTGGCTATCACGAAAGAGTGGTTCACCTGCACCGCCACGGCGATGTACAGCAACGATCCCGGTCACGACAAACGCTGGCGAGCCGACGCAATTCCATGGTCTGAGCACAACACTGAAGCATTCGCCGGGCTGCACAACGAGCGTAAGCGCATCATCGTCGTATTCGACGAAGCATCCAACATTGCCGATCTGGTGTGGGAAGTAGCAGAAGGCGCGTTGACGGACGAAGACACCGAAATCATCTGGGTGGCGTTCGGTAACCCGACGCGTAACACCGGGCGTTTCCGTGAATGTTTCCGCAAATACAAGCACCGCTGGAAGTGCGCGCAGATTGACAGCCGCACCGTGGAAGGCACCAACAAGCAGCAGTTGCAAAAGTGGGTGGACGACTACGGCGAGGACAGCGACTTTGTCAAAGTTCGTGTGCGCGGGATATTCCCTGATGCGTCTGAAAACCAGTTCATTCCATCCGGCCTGACGCAACCAGCTGTCGGAAGGGTTATTACTCCTGCACAGGTTCAGCACGCTGCTGTAGTTCTTGGCGTCGACCCGTCTCATCAGGGTAAAGACCCCGCAGTTATCTACCTGCGACAGGGGCTGCACTGCAAGAAACTAGGCGAGTGGCAACGAACTACCGACGATGTGTTGTTTGCCAAAATAATTGCCGACTTTGAGGACCAGTACCAGGCAGATGCTGTGTTTATCGATTACGGGTACGGGACCGGGCTCAAATCAGTTGGCGATAACTGGGGCCGTAACTGGACCCTGATTCAGTTCGGCAGCGGTACGGCAGATCCCGAGATGGGAAATAAACGCGGTGAGATGTACAAATCAGCCCGCGATGCGCTGAAGCTTGGGGCACAACTGGACAGCCAGAACCTTGCCGATGAACTGAGCGCGCCAGAGTACAAGGTCAGGCTGAAGGACAGCAGGAAGATTTTACAGGACAAGGAAGAGGTCAAAGAGTTGCTGGGCCGTTCACCGAACGACGCCGACGCATACGTGCTGACTTATGCCGCTCCAGTCACCAAAAAACAGTTTAACTATGGGCAGCAGCAGAGCCAGCAGGGCAAGGCGCTGACCGAGTACGATCCCTATGCATGAAAAAGCCCGCGCATCGGCGGGCTGGTTGTGACATGTCACGGTAAAATTAATCAGCTAATGCAAGTCGACAGTCGTCTTCGTTTTCCCAGACATCAGAGCGGTCGTCATGCAGGCGCTGCTTCAGCAGATAGCCTTCCAGCAGCCAGATTTTGTTCACAGCATTCTGTCGCGCAATTTTGCGCCCGATTTCCGCATCAAAGTTTTCTGGACTTGCGCAGGCGCTTTCGCCGGTAACAGTGAAGCCGTTTTCCAAAGTAAGCACGCAGAAGGTGAGAAGCTTGGCGCTGTTCAGCGCTTCAATTGGAGCATACACCGCATCGGGGTTTTCGGCGGCTGAACCAGAGAACCCATCATAAGCCGTGAAATACATTTCATAGCAGATAATGCTTTCGATATGGTCTGGCGTAACGCGTGGAGCGGTTAAGCCTTTGGCCTGAATTTCAGATTCAATATCTTTGTCACTCATAATCTCACCTTAAAAAATGCCCACCGAAGTGGGCGAACTGGAAGCAAGGGTGCCTTCCATGGCAGTTACGGGTTTACAGCGCAACGTCATCGCAATGGCGTTCTGCTGTAAAAATGACGGTGGTCAGCATCAAGGGAAACTGCCACCGCCAATAGCTACACAGCATCGTTCTTATGGGCGCTTCATCACGGTCCTAAGGCGTGATTGGGTTGTGGTACGCAGTCTATTCGGCATAGCAACTCTGCGCAGATGCTTCTAACAATCACCGGTGGTAGCCGGTTTAATGCCTTATTCACCACAACGGAGAGAGCACTATCTCCGGTTCTTTCGCCAGCCTGCGAAGCAGAGCCGTCCCCTAAATGCTCTTTCCTGTTGTGTTCGTGGGGTCTACTTCCCTCCTGTCACGGTTCTTTCCCCGCGTCATCATGTGTTCATTCGGTACATGAAACCCATTTGCCGGGATTCCACCGACTCCCATCTGTTTTTAAAGCCACTCAGATATCGTCTGGGCTTTGCCGTCTACTTCCGGCTGTCACTGCCGTCGAGAGTGCTGGCATCTCACTGACCTGATAACTCCCAGGATCAACTGGAGTGGTTGTTATCGCGACCAAAGCGCCACTATCCAGGACATTTAAAAGGACCGTCTCCAAGTGGTAACTCTTCCAGTCCCGCTAAGCACCCGGTTAGATGCTTAACGTGAATGGCTGATATCCTCGTCTCTTCCGAGGTGTCACACCGTATCGCCACGATGGTGAATCGTCTGTCCGTGCTTACCTAACACTGGCTTGCACATTCCGGCTACCCGGCTGGGGAAGTAGCATCAAGGGAACCCATCCGGACCGCTGCGGCACATGTGCCATATGCCGTACTGCTACACACCTGAAAGCGCACTCCACCGTTTGGATTTAACGACCAGGCTCAAAGGTCATTCACTGAAGCGCGCTTTTAGTTATGTGCGGAGATGATGCTCCGCTTATCCACCGCCTTTACTTTTAAGCCCAATTTATTGCTGCGGTACTCCGGGCTACTGCACAAGCGGTTACATAACCACCTCCGCAATTCATCAATTCAACACACGAACCAATTACCTAAAAGGTAATATCTGATGTTATAAGTGTCAATAGCCTACGCTAAATAAATCATATGTGGTTAAATTGGTAATAATTTAATTGCGTACGGAGCTATTGCTATGTGTATCGGCAGCAAGCCATCAGTGCCAGCAGCGCCAGAAGTACAGGCTGCGCCACAGGAGCAGGATGCAGCAGTTGTCAGTTCTCGTGACGACGAAGAACGCCGCCGCCGTGCAGCAGCAGGACGCAGTTCCACTCTGCTGACTGGTGCTCAGGGTGACACCTCAACCGCAAACACCAGCGGTAAAACGCTGCTTGGTCAGTAACGGAGTAGGCAGAGATGGCGGAAACCGAAAAAGAGCGCCTGCTGAAGCAACTTGCGCAGCTGAAGAATGAGCGCACATCGTTCGAATCGCACTGGCGTGATCTGAGTGACTTCATCAATCCGCGTGGTTCCCGCTTTCTGACGTCTGATGTAAACCGTGATGATCGCCGTAACACCAAGATTGTTGACCCTACTGGCTCAATGGCTCAGCGCATTCTGTCCAGTGGCATGATGTCAGGAATCACCAGCCCGGCACGTCCGTGGTTCAAACTGGCAACGCCTGACCCTGACATGATGGACTACGGCCCGGTGAAAATATGGCTGGAAGTCGTGCAACGCCGCATGAACGAAGTGTTCAACAAATCGAATTTGTATCAGTCACTGCCTGTTATGTACGCCAGCCTGGGTACTTTCGGCACCGGCGCTATGGCTGTTCTGGAAGATGACCTGGACGTGATCCGTACAATGCCTTTCCCTATTGGCAGTTACTATCTGGCAAACAGTCCGCGCGGTAGCGTTGACACCTGCATTCGTCAGTTCTCCATGACTGTGCGCCAGATGGTTCAGGAATTCGGGCTGGATAACGTCAGTACATCCGTAAAAGGCATGTGGGAAAATGGCACGTATGAAACGTGGGTGGAGGTTAACCACTGCATCACGCCTAACGTCAACCGCGACAGCGGTAAGATGGACAGCAAGAACAAGCCTTACCGCTCTGTCTATTTCGAAACTGGCGGTGACGCTGACAAGCTGCTGCGTGAATCCGGATTTGATGAATTCCCTATTCTGGCGCCGCGCTGGGAAGTGAATGGCGAAGACGTTTACGCCTCATCCTGTCCTGGAATGCTGGCACTCGGTCAGGTTAAAGCCCTTCAGGTTGAGCAGAAGCGCAAAGCTCAGTTGATCGATAAAGCCACTAACCCGCCGATGGTTGCCCCGACATCGCTCAAGAATCAGCGGGTTTCCCTGTTGCCTGGCGATGTGACGTACCTCGACGTGTTGACCGGTCAGGATGGTTTCAAACCTGCCTACCTGGTAAACCCGAATACCGCCGACCTGCTGGCTGATATTCAGGATACCCGACAGACCATCAACAGCGCCTACTTCGTTGACCTCTTCATGATGCTGCAAAACATCAACACCCGCTCTATGCCGGTGGAAGCGGTGATCGAGATGAAAGAAGAGAAACTGCTGATGCTTGGGCCGGTGCTGGAGCGACTGAACGACGAAGCGCTCAACCCGCTTATCGACCGCGTTTTCTCCATCATGGCGCGCAAGAACATGCTGCCGCAACCGCCTGACGTTATGCAGGGTATGCCGCTGCGCATCGAATATATCTCCGTGATGGCGCAGGCGCAGAAATCTATCGGCCTTACCAGCCTGTCGCAGACCGTTGGCTTCATCGGTCAGCTCGCACAGTTCAAGCCTGAGGCACTCGACAAGCTCGATGTGGATGAGGCTATCGACGCGTTCTCCGAAATGTCAGGCGTATCGCCTACCGTCATCGTTCCTCAGGAACAGGTGCAGGGTATTCGTGAAGAGCGCGCCAAGCAGGCACAAGCTGCACAGGCAATGGCAATGGGACAGGCCGCAGCGCAGGGAGCCAAGACTCTCAGCGAAACACAGACCACTGACCCTAGCGCATTAACCGCCATCGCTAATGCGGCAGGAGCACCGCAGCAATGAATGATATCGAGGAAGAGGAACTGCGCATTCAGAACGAGCGGAAAAAGCACGATCTGGAACAGCGCGAGAAGGGCGACATCAAGTTCGTCATGGATAGCGAGCAGGGCCGCCGCGTCATCTGGTCACTGCTGGAGAAAGGTCAGGTGTTCGGCGCCTGCTTCAGCGTAGACCCGCACATCACAGCATTCAACGAAGGGCAGCGCAACCTGGCACTGGTGTTACTGCAACGCGTTATGGCGCACTGCCCTGATCAGTATCTGAAGATGGCCGCAGAGGCCAGTGAACAGGAGTAACCATGAATTTATTTGATCGTTTGCTGCATCGCCGTCTTTGCAATGAGCAACCTGCTGATGGTGGAGCAGCTCCTGCTGCATCTGAACCCGCAGCATCAACTGGTGATAATCCGGCACCCGCTGGCGATCCGGCTAAACCAGAAGGCGATAAGCCACAGCTTGGTGCTGAAGGTGACAAGACTCAGAACGACAAGCCTGCCGATGGTGATAAGCCAGCAGATAAGCCTGATGACAAAGAGCAGAAGCAGGAAGGCTCGCCGGAGAAATACGAGTTCAAGCCAGCCGAAGGCCAGGAACTTGATGCTGCTGCCCTGGAACAGTTCGAGCCTATCGCCCGTGAACTGAACCTGACCAATGATCAGGCTCAGAAAATGGTCGATCTGTACGGCACCAAGATCATGCCAATGGTCCAGCAGCAGCAGGCGGAAGCATGGCAGAAGACCACCGAGCAGTGGGCTGCTGATGTTAAAGCAGACAAGGAGATCGGCGGCGACAAGCTCACCGGTAACCTGAGCGCTGCACAGCGCGCTCTTGCTCAGTTCGGTTCGCCTGCACTGAAAGAATATCTGGAAGGCACTGGCCTGGGTAACCACCCTGAGTTGGTTAAAGCCTTCGTCAAAGTCGGTAAAGCCATGTCTGAAGACGGCATGGTAACCGGGAAAGAAAGCGGTCAGCGTAGTGCTGCCGAAGTGCTCTATGGCAAATAAGAGAGGAAATAACCATGGCTGTTAAAGGCTTAACTGCGCTGACGCTGGCAGACTGGGGTAAGCGCATCGACCCAAACGGGAAAGTCGATAAGATTATCGAGCTGCTTTCCCAGACAAACCCAATTCTCCTGGACATGATGATCATGGAGAGTAACTCTCCAACTGGTCATAAAACCACTGTACGCACCGGACTTCCTGATGCGACGTGGCGCTTGCTGAACTATGGCGTACCGAACAGCAAAAGTACCACTGCTCAGGTGACTGATACCATGGGTATGCTGGAAACCTATGCAGAAATCGATAAGTCACTGGCCGACCTGAACGGTAACACCGCTGAATTCCGTCTGTCTGAAGACCGGGCATTCCTTGAGGCGATGAACCAGAAGATGGCTCAGACCCTGTTCTATGGTGATACCAGCGTTAACCCACAGCAGTTTATGGGGCTGGCGTCTCGTTATTCCAGCAAATCAGCAGGTAACGGTCAGAACATTATCGACGCTGGCGGCACTGGCACCGATAACACCTCTATCTGGCTGGTTGTGTGGGGTGAAAACACCGTTCACGGCATCTTCCCTAAAGGACAGAAAGCTGGTCTGCAAATGCAAGATCTCGGTGAACAGACTCTGCGTGATGCTGCTGGTGGTCAATATCAGGGCTATCGCACTCATTATAAATGGGATAACGGCCTGACCCTTCGTGACTGGCGCTATGTTGTTCGTATCGCCAACATCGATGTAAGCGATCAGTCTGTTCCTGCCTCTGCTGCAAACATCGTCACACAGATGGTTAAAGCGCTGCACCGCGTTCCTAACCTGAAGATGGGCCGTGCTGCTTTCTACATGAACCGCACCGTTGCCCAGGCTCTCGACCTGCAATCTCTGGATAAAGCCTCTCTGGCTCTGTCCGTCAAAGAGACAGAAGGCGAATGGTGGACCACTTTCCGTGGCATTCCTATCCGTGAAACCGATGCGATTCTGGAAACAGAAGCGCGCGTTGTTTAACGCCTGTTATTAACTGATGGGCCTTAACCGGCCCATGAATGGAGAAAGAAAATGATCCTCGACAAACTGTTGATGTTCTCCGAAGCGCAGGCGGTTACGGCTTCTGCAGCTTCTACTGATGTAATCGATCTCGGTCCAATTGACGGTACCCGTCGTGATATCGGTGTTGGTTATCCGCTGGAGTTCTGGGCAAACGTGAATACCACTGCAACCGCAGGCGGTGCTGCAACCCTGAACGTTCAGTTGCAGACCAGCCCGGATAACTCAACCTGGACCACTCTGTACGATAGCGGCACGTTGGCGCTAGCGGCGTTGACTGCTGGAAAGCGCCTGTTTTCCGCGAAGGTACCGGCAGGTGTCCAGCGTTATCTGCGTGTTAACTATGTGGTCGGTACTGGTCCGCTGACGGCCGGTGCTTTCACCTCGGGAATTAACCTGGATGTTGATAACAACAGCCCGTACTACCCGATTCGTTCAAAAGTGACTGGCTAAGGGGATAGCGATGTCAGGTGAAAAAGCAAGATACCGCGTCCTGCGTTTATCTCACATTCATAACAACCTCTGGCCAGAAGGCTCTGAAGTTGAGTATGACGGCGAACCAGGTACGGCGCTGAAGCCACTGAACGATGCGGCGAAATTGGCAAAAGAGATCGCCGAAAAGCGTAAAGGAAGATCGGCTTCTGTAGTTGTCAATGTTCCATCTCCAGCTGCGGTTCATCAAGTAGTGGAAGAAGTGAAATCTGATGGCACTGGCGCGGTAAGTGAAGACCTTACTCTGCTTCGACAGCAGTATGAGGATTTACTAGGCAAGAAGCCGGGCAATAAAACGGTTGAAACTCTGGCAAAAGAGATCGCCGAAAAGCGTGCCGAACTGGGCGTCTAAGCCTCGCTAATCAAACAAGGGGCTTCGGCCCCTTTATTGCAGGAGTCCGTTATGGATCTGGTAAACCTCAAAACCGGCACCGACACCTATCAGGATGAGGATGGTAAAACCCAGACTCGTGATGATTATCCGTGGGGCCTTTGCATTGAATTGAACAACGAGACGCTCGCCAAACTCAAGGCAACGCCTCAATCTGCTGGTACTGAAGTAATGATCACCGCAAAGGCAACCATTCGCTCAACGTCTACCCGCGAAACGGAAGATGGAATGCAGCATAACGCCAGCCTGCAGATCACTGATATGGCGCTCAGTCCAGTATCCGGTGAGCAACCGAAGTCAGCAGCGCAAACTCTCTACGGTGGGGAGGATGATTAATGGCTTCTGTTATCGAGATCTGCAATCGCGCGCTGAGCAATATCGGCAACAGTCGCAGCATTAACAGCCTGAATGAAGCCAGCAAAGAGGCCGGGCAGTGCTCCCTGCATTTTGATGCGTGCCGCGATGCTGCTCTGGCTGACTTCGACTGGAACTTTGCTACCAAACGCGTGGCGCTGGCTGATACCAATAACCCGCCTCCTGACTGGCAGTACGCTTACCAGTACCCATCTGATTGCGTCCGTATAACCGAGATCATGCCTACCGGCATACGTAATCCTACCGCTGCGCAGCGCATTGAATATGTTGTCGGTTCCAATGAGGACCTGACAGGTAAGCTAATTTACACCGATCAGCCGAAAGCGTGGTTGAAGTACGTGGCGCGGGTTACTGACGTCAATATGTATGATGCCATTTTTATGGAGGCGCTTTCATGGCGTCTGGCTGCTGCCATCAATATGGCGCTTACCGGTAGCGCAGATCTCGGTAACAACGCACTGACGATGTACAACCGCGTTATCCTTAGCGCTGGATCACATAGCCAGAACGAATCACAGGAGCCACAACCGCCGGTAGATGAGTTCACAGCAGCGAGGTTGTCATAATGGCTTTTAGCTGGATTCAACCGAGCTTTGCCGGTGGTGAAATTGGTCCGTCACTGTATGGCCGCATTGATATGTCAAAGTATCAGGTGGCACTGCGCAAGTGCGATAACTTCATTGTTCGCCAATATGGCGGTGTAGAGAACCGACCAGGTACGCGCTTTGTTGGTCCTGCTAAATACCCTGATCGCAAGTGCCGGTTAATCCCGTTCCAGTTCTCGACCGTACAGACCTATGCTCTGGAGTTCGGGCACAACTATATGCGCGTTATCAAAGACGGAGCTTATGTTCTGACGACCAGCAATGTGATTTATGAGCTGGCGATGCCGTATTCTGACACTGACCTTTTCCGCATTAAATTCACGCAGAGCGCCGATGTTCTGACGCTGGTGCATCCCGCATACCCGCCTAAAGAACTGCGCCGCTACGCGCACGACAACTGGCAGATCGTCGATGTCACTACTAAAAACGGGCCGTTCGAAGATATCAACGTTGACGAGACAGTGAAGGTCTATGCCAGCGCCAGCACCGGAACAATTACGCTGACGGCCAGTTCAGCCATCTTCGGTGCTGAACAGGTCGGAAAACTGTTCTATCTCGAGCAGCCAGCGGTTGATTCCGTCCCGGTATGGGAAACCAGTAAAACCACAGCAATAAACGACGTTCGTCGTGCAGACAGCAATTACTACCGCGCTAATACTGCTGGCAAGACCGGAACACTTCGCCCGTCTCACACTGAAGGTATGTCTTGGGATGGATGGGGCGGGACCGGATCAGATGATACCGGGATCCAGTGGGAGTACCTGCACAGCGGTTTCGGCATTGCAAAAATCACAGCAGTGGCTGGCGATGGCCTGACAGCAACTGCCGATGTTGTTTCGTTCATTCCATCTCAGGTTGTTGGATCCGCTAACGCCAGTTATAAGTGGGCGAAATACGCGTGGAACAGCGTTAACGGTTACCCTAGTACCGTTGTTTACTACCAGCAGCGCCTGTACTTTGCCGCGTCTTCCGCGTATCCGCAAACCATCTGGGCAAGCCGTACCGGAGACTATAAAGACTTCGGTAAGAACAACCCTATTCAGGATGATGATCGGATTATCTACACCTACGCCGGGCGTCAGGTGAATGAGATCCGTCACCTTATTGATGTTGGTAACCTGGTCGCTCTGACATCTGGCGGGGAATATACGATATCCGGGGACCAGAATAAGGTCCTCACGCCATCGGCGTTCTCGTTCAGCTCTCAGGGGAATAACGGATCAAGTAACGTGCCACCTATCGCCGTGGCTAACATTGCGTTGTTCATCCAGGAGAAGGGTAGCGTTGTGCGTGATCTGGCGTATTCGTTTGATGTTGACGGGTACCAGGGTACGGACCTGACCATACTGGCAAACCACCTGTTCCAGAAACACAGCATTGTTGACTGGTCATTCTGTATTGTGCCGTACAGCAGCGCGTTCTGCATTCGTGATGACGGCAAGTTGCTGGTGCTCACCTATCTGCGCGATCAGCAGGTTTTCGCCTGGGCACCGCAGTCCAGTACTGGTAAATACGAAAGCACCTGCTCAATCAGTGAAGGCAGCGAGGATGCTGTTTACTTCGTGGTTAACCGTACTATTAACGGACAGACAAAACGTTACATAGAACGCCTGTCCAGTCGTCTTTTCACCAACGATGAAGATGCGTTCTTTGTAGACTGCGGACTGAGCTACGACGGGCGCAATACATCATCACGCACAATGACCATCAGCGGTGGCACAGGTGACTGGAGCTATCAGGTTGATTACCCGGTTACAGTAAGCGGTGATGCGTATTTCGTTAATACTGATGTAGGCGCTCAGATTCAGTTCCCATATACCGGCACAGATCCAGACACTAATGAACCGGTCGCTAAAGAGTTGCGCGGCGACATCATTTCAGTGACCAGTAATACTGCGGTAGTCGTGCGCTTCAATCGTAATGTTCCGGCGGTGCTGCGCAATGTGGCCACAACTAACTGGCAAATGGCCCGCCAGACGTTCAGCGGCCTGTCGCACCTCGAAGGTCAGACAGTAAATATCCTGTCAGATGCCAGCGTTGAGCCTCAGAAGGTTGTCACTGGTGGTTCAGTCACGCTGGAGTCACCAGGTGCAGTTGTGCATATCGGATTGCCTATCACCGCTGAATTCGAAACACTGGATATCAACATCAACGGGCAGGAAACACTGCTGGATAAAAAGCAGGTCATTCCATCAGTCACTATGGTGGTCAATGCCAGTCGCGGAATCTGGGCAACCACGCCGGGCGGCGAATGGTACGAGTATCCTCAGCGTGAAGATGAGTTTTATGACGATCCTGTTAAAGACGCGACGGGGAAAATTGAAGTCAATTTAGACAGCAACTGGGATAAAAACGGTCGAGTTAAGGTACGACAGCAAGACCCGCTTCCGCTCTCTGTTCTGGCTGTCATCCCTCGCCTTACTGTGGGTGGAAAATGATGATTAAAGCTCAGATCGTACCCGCTACAACAGAGCATATCGAAGCCATTATTCCATTTATTCGTCAGGCTGATATCGATGAATTTCTTGCAACCAACGGATGGAGTCCGCGCCGCGTGCTGGAAACCGGTCTGCGCACGTCAACATTCTGCTGCGCCGGATTGATTAACGGCGAAGTGGTGACTGTCTTTGGCGTGGCACCAGCATCGATGATCGGCGGTAGTGGTATCCCATGGCTGGTGGGCACTGATGCGCTGGAGAAATACCAGCGCACATTCCTTCGCCGGTGCGGAAAAGTGGTCAATGCAATGCTGACCGTTTACCCGTATCTTGAAAATTATGTTGAAGCGCGTAATCACACAGCGCGCATCTGGCTTCACTGGCTTGGATTCACCATCGATGAACCTCAGCCATACGGCATAAATAACCTACCGTTTCACCGTTTCCACATGGAGAGAAAATAATGTGCAGCCCGGCTATCGCTCTCGCTGGCGCCAGTGTCGCATTAAGTGGCGTTTCAGCATACAACCAGTACCAGCAAGGTAAGTATTCGTCTGCTGTTGCCGAGCAAAATGCAGAAGTGGCCACGGCACAGGCACAGGATTCTATCAACCGTGGGAATGCTCAGGCTGATGAGGTTCGTCGTCGTAACCGTCAGGCTGCTGGCACCCAGGCGGCAACCATGGGCGCAACTGGCGCAGATCTTTCTACTGGTGGAGCGCTTGATATCTTTGGCGATACAGCTCAGTTTGGCGCGCTTGATGCGCTGACTACGGTTAATAACGCTCAGCGTGAAGCATATGGCTATGAGGTTCAGGCTGCTAACTATAAAGCTCAATCCAGCGCTGCACGTAAGCAGGGCAATATGGGCGCGTTTACTACGCTGCTGACTGCACCTCTTCAGGCATACGGTGCATACCAGATGGGCGGCGGAACGTGGAATCCATTCAAAACGTCAGTAACCTCTGGGGGCGGAAGTACCCCAATGCTTTCCAATAAAGGTTTCGTTAATAGTAACTCGCAATTTAAATTAGGGGGCTACTGATGCCAGTCGTACCTACAGTCACTGGAAAGGGGGTTCAGTCCCAGGGATTTTCCTCTCCCGGATTCCAGACATTTGAACAACCTAATATTGGCGATGCTCTCGTTGATGCTGGAAGTAAAGCTATCAACGTTTTAGGTCAGGCTAAACAGCGGGCCAATATCGCTCTTTCTCAGGAGGCGAGCTTAAAGCTCAGCCAGGCTGAAGAAGATTTAAAGACCAAGCTATACAGCCTGAAGGGGCAGAATGCTCTTGGTAAAGGACTCGAGTTTACGCAGCAATACGATGAGCAGATCCAATCGCTGTCTGCATCTTTACCTGATGACGCATCTCGCCAGATGTTCATGCAGCAGGCTCAGCAGCAACGCATCCAGTTTCAGGGTAATGTAGGTCGCTATGAGCAGGGGCAGGTTAACGAGTTTGAGAGTAATCAATACGATGCCACCAGACAGCTACAGATTCAGAAAGAGGCTGACTCATGGAACAACCCGCAGGAGGCGGTACTCGCAAAAAATATCCGCACAGTAGCAACAGCAAGATATGGCGCTTCAAGAGGGTGGTCGCAGGAACAGATTCTGGCTGCTATTGAAAAAGATAACCTTGCCGCTACGGAGATGAGAGCGAAGAACTATGCAGTTGATAATCCGCTCGGGTGGATGAATGGCGAATTTTCGGCAGATGATACCGGTGGCCTGGATATGCGCGCTGTCGGTATTGTCGAATCGGGTGGGAAACACCTTGATTCAGATGGTTCGATCATTACATCCTCAGCAGGCGCTCAGGGCCGTTTCCAGTTGATGCCAGAAACAGGTAAAGAATTGGCTGCACGGCGTGGGGTTCAATACAACCCGGCAGATGAAGAGCAGCACACCATGCTGGCATCAGATTACGCTCAGGAGCTGTCAAACAAATATGGTTCTGAATTACTGGCTGGGGCTGCATATAACTGGGGGCAGGGCAATGTTGACAAGCTTATTGAAAAGGTTGGTGATCCAAGAAAAGGCGAGATATCTCAGGCCGACTTCATAAAACAACTACCATCTGAAACGCAGGGATGGATTTCACGGTACCGTAAAAATAAAACCGGTATGGACCCTGTTACAGTTTATCAGATTGATAACCTTGCAAACGCTCAGATTGAGAAGCAGAGAAAGCTGGTTCTTAATGAACTTGAACCACTGCTCAACAACACAATGGCGCAACTCAACAATGGCGAGGTTCCTGATGCAGTTCCTTCGATCCCAGCCATTATGTTTAGTTATGGCGATCAGGGAAAGAAAATGGTATCGCAGCTTGATATTGCCATGGACAATGCAAAAACATTCCAGGCCATTCAGTACCTTTCACCAGAGCAGCAGCAACAGGAACTACTCAAAAAGAAACCTGAGGTTAACGATCCTGATTACGCTTTGAAGCTGGAAGCGTATGGAAAGTTATCTTCTTTGGTTAGCCGGTCAAATGAAACCATACAGGCTCAGCGGGACTCTCGTAGATTCAACGAGGCGCTTTCAATGGGTGAAAAGCTGGACCCTGCAAATAAGTCCATGCAGAAAGCTGCCGACTATACGCAGACAGCTCAGAATTTCAGAATTAACGACGGTTCTACGCATGACGGAGTCGTCCAGATAGTAGCCCAAACCGGCATTATTCCATCGCAGGTTACATCACAGTTGTCTGCTATATCTCGATCTCGTAGTCCTGATGTTGTTAAGCAGGGGGCTGATCTGTTTAACCGCCTGTATGACGCAGATCCTGCTTCTGTCGGTGATATGCCTAAGGATATGCAGGGATTCTATCTTACCGTTAAGCAGCTTACAGATTCTGGTATGGCTCCTGAATCAGCCATTGAACAGGCACAAAACCTGACTTACAACCAGACAGATGCGCTTAAGGCTCAGTTGGCATCTACTCAAAGCACTAAGGAGTATAAAAAAGACCGGGTTAAGGCGATGGACTCCGCCGTCAGCAATATGGCGCAATGGTTCCGCTTGGATCCATCAGCGGATGACCAGACGCCGGAAGCGGCCAGATTCCGTAATGATTATCAGGCGCTGTACGACATTAACTATCGCACCACCGGCGGCAATGCTGATGCGGCGAAGAGTATGACCAACCAGCAGATCGCCAGGACATGGAGCATCAGCGAAGTTAATGGCAGCGCGAAGCTGATGAAGTATGCACCAGAGGCTCTTTACAATTATGGTCCTTCTGGATGGCAGGCTGAGCAATGGAAGTCCGAGAAAGAGCAACTGATGTATGGCGATCGCAAAGACCAGATCGTAACTAGCCCAACACAGTTGGGTATTACTTCTGGTTCCGCTGGGCCCGTAACTACTAAAACTCCGGAGTCGCGCATTGGTGGTGAGCTTGAGATCACCCCAGATGTGCTGACGCCACAAGGGTTAGGCTACGCAATAATGGTCCGCACGAAAGATAAAGACGGCATTGAGACTGTCCAGCCACTATACGATAAATATGGTCAGGTTAGCCGATGGACGCCATCACTTGAGGACTGGGAACCGTATAAAAAATCTCAAATAGAGAGAGAGCAAAAAAACCAAGAGGAAATGCTTCGAGGTCAAGAAATTCGCGGATTTAAAGACAAACACCGTGCGATTGATGAACAGTATCGCAGGTTCCACGATGACCGTGTTAATCGCTTCAAAAACTACTTCTCATGGAGTAACGACTAATGCCAGTTTTCTCTTTGCCAGAAAAGTACTCCAATGGTTACACGCCTGGCGGTTCGATCCTACCTCCACCAACTGGGTTTGATGTCCCGTTGCCTGAAGGAACCAACCCTGAGCCGCAACAGCCAGAGCCATCTGTATGGGGCGCGGCATTCCGACAAAATAACTTGCTGGCCGAGATGTTCCGACCAGTGAAACAGTTTGAGCCAGTCGAGGGATATAACCCATACACAGACAAAAGCGAGATTCATGGATATGAGCAATGGGGATCTGCTTTTGCTGATTCCCGCTCGCCGGAAGAAACTGCCTGGCTGAAACAGCAGATTGACGACGAAAACGAAGACCGACGGGTACTTTCAGAAGCTGGTGGTGAAGGTGTTCTTGCCAGTATTGCAGCAGGAGTGGTCGATCCTGTCACTGTCGCTTCGATGTTTATCCCTGGCGCACAGGGCGGCGCAGTGGCCCGCATAGCATCACAGGCAGCAATCGGCGCGGCAGCAACAGCGGCCAGCGAGATTGCGCTGAATAATCAGCAGATAACCCGAACTTGGGGGGAAAGCGCGGCACACGTCGCCGCCGGTGCGTTGATGAGCGGCGTATTTGCAGCAGCAGGCTCCGCGCTCTCACCATCTGTTCGCACTTCTGCAACGCGCGAAGTGGCTGATGCACTCGATAACATGAGCGTTACAAACCCAGTAGACGTGGCAGCATCATCTGCACATCCTGACGGTGGGAGTGTGGGGGCGGCGCGGATCAATGAAGCGACACTAGAAGATTTAACACCAGCAGGCGGAGCTGTCAGTAATGTAGCGCGCAAGGCTGGCAGTTATCTGACTCCGTTTACCCGCCTGATGGAGTCACCGTCGAAAACATCCCGCCGAACTGCTCTGGAGTTGGCTGAGAATAACTACACCTTGCAGGGTAACGCCCGCGGCATTGAGACGCCTATTGCAGCGGAAACCCGCGTTCGCGGATGGCGACGGGAAGAGGCTGCGGTCGTAGTAGCGAATAAGCAGGCTTACGGCCAGTATAAAGCCGCTGGTGGCGATCTGAGCTTTTCACAGTTCCGTGAGGAAGTGGGCAACGCAATGCGCAGCGGTGATGTGCATGCCAACCCGGTTGTACAGGAGACAGCGCAGGCAATGCGTTCCGTTGTGAACAGGGTGAAAGTGGCGCAGCAAAAGCTGGGCCTGCTACCATCTGACGATGAGCTTAAAGCCATCGGACAGGAGAGTTATTTCCCTCGCGTTTACAAGGTAGGAAAGATCGCCAACGAACGAGATAAATTTCGTGACATGCTGGTCGACTGGTGGTCACGTGGTGAAAAAACAATGTCCCGAGAAGAGGCAGAGATCGCTGCTGATACCACGATCAATAGAATTACCGGTGCAAAAATACCTCAGGATTTTGCAAACGTCTTTATGGTGAAAGCGGCCGGAAGCACCAGGGCGCGTACATTGAGCGTTCCAGATCGCCTGATGAAAGATTATCTGGAGAGCGACGCTAATTATGTGCTTCAGCGTCATATCCGCGAGGCATCGGCAGAGGTTGAGTTGACGCGCACGTTTGGCAATAAATCACTGGAGAAGCAGCTTAAGGATATTCAGGACGAATACGATGCGTTGATGCGTGAGCGCCCTGCTGAACAGGCAAAACTGGCGAAAGCGCGTGAGAACGATATCCGTGATATCACAGCGCTGCGCGACCGCCTGGCGGGTACCTACGGTATGCCTGACGACCCGTCATCATTTTTCGTGCGCGCTGGTGCGTTCCTGCGTAGCGCTAACTTTGTGACTAAGCTCGGCGGCATGACTGTTTCGGCAATTCCAGATCTCGCACGCGGTGTGATGGTTAACGGATTTAGCAATACCATGCGCGGCTACTCTTCACTGATTACCAGATCTCCTGCATTCAAGGCCAGCCGAGCCGAACAGTTAAAAATGGCCGTCGGGCTGGAAACCATCCTGCACACCCGCGCACGCACAATGGGCGACCTAGTGGACAGTTCTGCACGTACTACGGCGGTGGAAGCTGGCATGGAGCGTGTTACCGATGCGTTCGGAAAGCTAACTATGATGGGCCACTTCGATGATATGAACAAATCAGTAAACGGCATGATCACCTCGGACGGTATTTTATCTGGTGCTTTTGCAGGTCGCCGTCTGGCGAAGCTCGGAATTAACGACAATATGGCCGCACGTATCCGCAGTGAGTTCGAAAAACATGGCGAGGTTATCGACGGCTGGCATATCGGTAATTTTGAAAAATGGGACGATCAGCATGTTGCTGGCGTTTTCCAGTCGGCAGTACTGAAGGACGTTAACAACACCGTTATCACGCCCGGTATCGGTGATACACCTCTGTGGTCCAGTACGCCGCTTGGTAAGACGATCTTCCAGTTTAAATCTTTCGCTACGGCGTCTTATAACCGCGCAACGCTGGGTGGTCTACAGGAAGGTACTGGGCAGTTTTATTACGGTACCGCATTCCAGATTGCATTGGGAGCGCTAACGTATGCGCTTAAGCAGGCTGCGAATGGTAAAGAAGTTGACTGGACACCGCAAAAACTGGTGATTGAAGGCATTGACCGATCCGGTATTCTCGGTCCGCTGATGGAATACAACAACATGGCGGAGAAGGCCACGGGCGGGATGATTGGGCTTGGTGCGCTGCTCGGTACCGGAACACAGTCAAGATACGCCAGCCGTGGATTTATCGGATCTGCACTTGGCCCTACATTTGGCCTTCTCGACACCATTACAGATGTTACTGCTGGGGTGCTTAACGGTGATGCAGGAGACCGGGTGCTGCATAATGTGCGTACGCTTCTGCCTGGCAACAATCTGTTCTGGATCGCGCCGTTGATAAACCAGGTAGATCCTGGTATGCGATAATTTTCTAAGTCCAAAGGCCGCATATGCGGCCTATCTTTTACCTTTATGCTTATCCCAACATGTTTTGCACCAAGCCATCAGACCATCAGCATTCTGAGCATTGGAGTAAAAGCTGGTTCTCTTTCTTCTAACATTGCAGATCGGGCACCATTTCGTGTGACGGGTGTTCTTTGGCCCATCAAGGCAACTGGCACACCATATCGTTAGTCCGTCAGGGTTCTTTGATGATCTCCTGAATTTATCATATGGCAGATTTATTCGGCACCTTGTACATTGCTTCTTCCCATTTGAGGAGGTCTTATCCTCTGTTGGCGTTGGTGTTGGTGTTGGTGTTGGTTTGTTGTCACCGGGGAAATTACCATGGTAAGCAGGGCGCTGCGATGCACCAGATGGAAGCGCAGATGTAAAAGGCTGTGGTTGGGATGGTGAAATTTCCTTTACTGCTTCAATCGGCTTTCTGTTGTAGGCTTCAATTACAGACTGATCGTACTTAGGGTTAGCAGATACATCAGGTGCGTTATCTGCTCTGTGGTATTGCGTGGTTGTGCTATCAACAACCTGTGTTCGCTGTATTTTTATTTCGCCGTCATCGGTTTTGATCGTCTTCTCTTGCCTGATGACAGTGCGGTTAGAAGTCTTTGTCCTATTTTGGCTAATGATAAAAATAATAACGGCAACCACGCCAACAACAATCCAAAAAACTTCCATCGCCTAAACCTCGCCTCTTCATTACCCATAAGGTAATATTTGACTGATGCAAGGTCAAGGCGTGACACGTCACAATACCGCCGCACCCACAAAAAAGCCCGCTATGCGGGCTTACTCTTCTTCATCGCTACCAAAGAGCGGGTTATCGTTGTAGTCAGAGAGAAGAAACGGTATGTGCTCCCTCGAATACCCAACCACAACTATTTCATCTCCGTCTTTCGCATAGTGAATGCATTCATTTGAATGCTTCCCACCAGGGTTGAATTTTAAGTCAACAGTATGATTTCTGAAGGTGTTAGGATACCACGTGGGACCACAATGATAGTGCCAGTAATTTTCCTGCTCATAATTATCTGAACCGGGAATTTTATCATAGTTGTCGTCAACCCAAGACGGCTTGTTTTTACCTACAAGCGTTCTGCCGTTGGCAACATCTTCCATAAAATTTTGTATGGTTTCCAGCTCCAGGTCCGTGAGATGTGGTCCATCTACTGCGAAAGGTTCGTTACTAGCACCGGTTCTAAAGCCAAATGCAACCCTAGGCTTAAACTTCAAGTTACACCCCTGACAGGTCAATTATTTTGCGCGAAATGCCGCCTTGAAGTCGTTGAAAGAAGTCCCTGACTGATAAGTCATGTCCTGATCGCGATCTTTGTTGGCGCGACCAAGCATTACTTTACCAATGGCATCCCAGCATTGCTTGGCCTGCTCATTTTGTTGAGTCCGATTTTTCAACGCTGTCATAGTGCGTCTCCTTCTTTACCTTTGAGGTAATATTACGCGAATCTACGTCACACCGCCAATGATTATTTTATAGGCGCGTCCATGCGCCATTGTCATCAGAATTTGGCAGCCATGCTGTTGATGTACTGCGCATGAGTCTGGATATCGCGCAGGCATTTACTGGCTCCGACAATGTAGTTCATCATTGCCGTAACCTCAGAAAAAGCGCCTTCAACATTATGCCCGTCGGCGTCCATCTTCCTAAGCAGGTCCATCAGCATTGATCGCTCTGTCAGGCCAAGCACACCTTCAGGTGAATGTATGTGTTCAAGATAGTTCGGCTTGAGTGGCGCGCTGTATTCCTGCTTCTCTCCCGTCTTCATCGCTTCCAGAATGGCTGGCATGAAGCTGGCAACAACCTTTTGCGCTTTATCTGCCGGTGATAATTCTTCGCGAACGTAGCGACCGGTGCGGCGGATTTGCGGTAGTACTTCGCCAGTTACCCATTTGCGGAAACGGTAGGGGATAGTGCCTGGAGTTACCGCATCGCGGCAACGGAGGATCAGGGTGTAGAGGCCGGATTCTGAGATGATATTAATCTCTTTTACACGGCTATCAAAAATTGCACGATGTTCATGCCCTATATTGAGCATAGACCTTTCATCACCATCAAGCTTTTCAAGTGCTTGTGTCACGTTTTGGATGCGTAGTGCAGTGCAAACGTCCTGAGCAACGAACCATGGTTCGCCACCTATGATTATTGAACGAATAGGATTGTCAGATTCGAATTTGAAGACTGCGGTTTGAGAATTAGCCATGGTGGTTATCTCCACTTAGTGATTTTTATCACCACCACTGAGACCAATCAGATTGGTGGTGAACTGAACGGAGTTGGTCTTACCGGCCTAAGTGGTACCGGCGTCCTTTCGGACCCCCGCCCAGCCCACCATAATTCGGATGAGGCTGTGCTACGCGCATAAAAAAACCACGTCTGGCGTGGTATGCGCCACTTAGTTAATCCGGGAGACCAATCCCGGCACTGGATTTTGCCAGTGCCTGATCACTATGGCACAAGTATTTTGCGTTGTAAATTTACCGTAAAGGTAATAATAAACGCATGTTGTAGGTTATTTCAACCTTATGTGGTTTGTCTGCGTAGCTGTTCAACGCAGTAATCGAGATGCGTTTGCAGATCCTGCATGGTCATTTGAGAGCTTGTGACGTAATTCACAAGCGCAACCAATTCAGCCAGCGGCCCGTCGACGTTGAATCCGTCTTTATCAAGTTCCCGCAATAAAGTCATAAGGTGCGAGTTCTCCACCAGGGATATGACGCCTCCCGGCGTGTGTACTCTTTCATAAAATCCATCTTCCAGTGGGTGGTGATACCGCTGTTGCATTAACCATTCTCCATACAAACACTGTATATATATACATATATCAGATGGAACATCGTTTCACCAGTATGATTTTTAATTACCTGTGAGGTAATAACTTGGTTGATTGCCTTTTGTGCGATTCATATATGGTTCATTGGGTAATAGAATGACCAGTAGTGCATGCGCGCCGGGCGCAAAAGCAATCTGGAGAAAATGACATGACGGTTTCAACCGAAGTTGACCATAACGACTACATTGGGAACGGAGTCACGACTTCATTCCCTTATACCTTCCGAATTTTTAAGAAGTCTGATCTGGTTGTGCAGGTTGTTGACCTGAATGAGAACATCACAGAGCTGATTCTTGATACTGATTACACGGTAACTGGTGCTGGCGGATACACTGGCGGAAATGTTGTTTTGTCGTCGCCTCTTGCCGACGGTTATCAGATTTCGATATCACGTGAGTTGCCGGTTACCCAGGAAACAGATCTCCGAAATCAGGGTAAGTTCTTCGCAGAAGTGCATGAGGATGCTTTTGATAAACTGACGATGCTGATTCAGCAGGTACGCAGTCGGTTAAGTCTGGCTCTTCGTAAGCCATCATTTGTGGCGAATTATTACGATGCGCTGAACAATTATATTCGTAACATTCGTGACCCGTCACAGCCACAAGATGCTGCTACAAAAGGTTATGTCGATTCTCTTGCTAATATAAACCTTTCAAAGACGCTGAGAACTCCTGAGGCAATACCTGAACTGCCTGGAATAGATCAACGCAAAAATAAAATTGTAGCTATGGATAATTCAGGTAATCCGATAATGGTTTTGCCTGAGTCTGGTTCTGCTGCTGATGTTCTTCTTGAATTGGCAAAGCCAACTGGCGCTAAACTTAGCGGGTACGGCGACGAGACTGTCGATGATGCTCTAACCAGGCTTGAAAAAACGCAGGGCAAGGACGGTTTTAACGCGGTAGGGAGGTTCCTCAATCTTGCAGAACTGCGAGCGTTCCCACCAGCAGTTGTTGGTGACGTGGTCTTTGTTGCATCGGCGGCAAGCTCAAGTTCTTCAGAAATACATTATGGTGGCGGTTATTTCCAGTCTGTGGCGAAAGGATCGCTTGTTGATGATGGTGGGGTCGTAATAGTTCCAACAACCGGAACTTTAGCATGGAAAAGAATTGTTAATGATGGCATATATTCCATCGACATGTTTGGGGCAAAACCCGATGGTCTGACTGACTCAGGTGATGCGCTTATTAAAGCCATGACGTACGCAAGACTTAACAAAGTTGTCATGAATGCATCACCTGGTAAGTACCTGACTCACACCGGAATACCTATCTGGAAAAAAAGCGGTCTAAAAGGTGGAGGGATTGGCGTTACCACCATAGCAAGAACTACAAATGATACCTATCATGTTACAACCGGGAAAGACATCGATGCGTATGTTTTATTTCTCGGTGATAACATGGATGTAGACGACTACACGGCAGACTGTGAAAACGCATATTTAAGCGGGATAACATTTATTAGAGATGGCTTGACAGGAAGGGCCAATAACACCAATTATGGTCTTTGGATGCCAAAGTTAAACGTATCAACCATTGATAATGTAAGGCTTGAATGCCCATATATTGGAATCTGGGGTGAAGACGTATGGTTTAACAAAATACACGCCCAAATATTAGGCCTTGGAGTAAAACAATTCTATGGTGTATTTATTGCGAAAATTAGAAGTGGGTCATACCTAATGTCAGGAACAAGCAATGATTTAATGATTGGTGTTACCAATTATCAAATAGGTCATTTCTACGCAGGGCAGCAGTATACGACCATGACAAGTTGCACATGTGATAACTGTGAGCCTATGACTGATTTGGGTGAAACGGATGCAGTAGCATATCAATTTATTAATCCAGTAGGTATTACGATGAACTCATGTGGTTCAGAAGGTGTCGCTGGTTCAAGGCTATCCGTAGCAATGACATCCGATGCTCTTTATGATAGCACTATCGTAGTAAATACATATCAAGGGATGATTGAGCAGCGCAACCCGTCTGTTTCAACTCCAATTTATAGGATACAAAGCAGTCACACCACTAAGAACTTATCGGCCATATTCAATGCGTGTAATATCAAAAAAGATGGAACTTTAACAAATCAAACAGTTGGGTTTGTAGGTGGGGCAAATACTTATCTTAATAATATAGGCAGTGTAATTGATTCACCTACTGTTTCTGGTGGTGCTGTTTTCAAATCACTTTGAATAAAAGCCCCGATTGGGGCTTTTATTTAATCGCATATATTTGAATTCCCTTTAAAGTACACAAGGGTTTTATCGCTAATTTTATATATCGAATATAGATGATTTGTAATCAAAGGTCTTAAATTTTCATCGCATACCTTAGATATCAAATCTAGATTATCACCACCCCAGGAGTTTTCTATGCTATTAATACCTGCCGACACGGCGAGCCTCCTTGAAACCCAAGGCGGGGAAGGTGGCATAACTCTTCCAATAAACGGAACTGCATTTATTGCTACTTTGGCTTGTGGTGACAAAGGCATCGTTCCTGATATATAAACCGATCCATTAGCACCATAGTCAACATCCCTGGAAACATTAGTAAGGATTGATAACTCAAAATCCCTTTGATACGAAGATGCGTTGACATACTGAAAAGAAAGTGAAACAACGGGTAATAAAATAAATGACACTAATGCGAATGACGCCTTTAGGTTTAATTCTCGCAAAGCAATAACAAGCAAAAAGAAAACAACAGAAGATAATCCCACCATTACTCTAATGTCTGTTATGCCTTCAACCACAAGGAATGAAGTGCCTATTGCCGAGAAGAACAGCAAAATGATACTGAGTGAAAAGCGTAATAACGCAGATGACAAATCTGAAAAGCTAGGCTTCATCTTTATTATTGCCGCGATTATTGATATAGCAGCGCTTGCAACCAGAATATGAAACACAATCTTCATAAACCCTGTGAGGATTAGTGAGCTTATGTTACAGGCACCTTTAAGCGCCAATATCAAAGAGCTAATTATATTTGATGGTTCGATAAATGATGCCCTTTGCCCTCCAAGAGAAAATAATTTCACCACAAACAAATAATATATTAAGAATGAACAGCAGAATAATACGCTATCTAAAATACACTGTTTTAATTTTAAGTTGTTTGAATTTTTTATCTTTATGATAATATTTGCGGCCATGAGGCCAAGGAATATATTTGCGCATGGTTGATATAAAGAAAGAGAAGCAATTAATGAAATTATGGAGAGGATGTTGTAAAACACCCCCCTTGAACATGATAAGTAAAACGCAAGAACTCCCAATGATAGAGCGATAGTCATTGCAGTGCTGTCATAATGATAAGACATGTTTTGCAAGAATATTGGGGATGCAAACAATGTTGGTAGTGGTATAAGTGCATACCCACTAATCACAGATAATTCTTTTTCAATAATAAAATATATAATACATGTAAATATAATTATTGCTATAATAATTCCTAGCGGGTAGAAATCGCTCAAGTAGAATCTATTTAATGACAAACCGAATGTTATCATGTCTGCTAATGGGCGCCCAAGAGGGCTCCATGACCCATCACCGTAAACACTTCTGTATACATCATCAAGGTATAAATTGCTATGTAATATAAAAGGCAAAGCATAAAGAAGGCTTACACCAGCGAAGAAATAAACATAATATTTATTTAAATGCATTTTTGTTGCCCTTGATGACGTAGCGAGGTCTGTTTTTGGTTTCAATGTAAATCCTTCCTATATACTCACCTAGCACACCTATTCCGATCAGTTGCACTCCTCCCAGGAACAAAATCGATACCAACAGAGAAGGATAGCCGCGAACCGGGTTACCAAATGCCAGAGTGTCAATAATCATCCATGCACCGTACAGGAAAGCCACTCCGGCCACGAGCAGACCAATATATGTCCACATCCGCAATGGGAATGTCGAGAAACTGGTGATTCCCTCCAATGCCAAATTCCACAATTTCCAGCCGTTGAATTTCGTGCTGCCAGCCACTCGTTCAGCTCGGGAATATTCGACCACATCTGTACGACCACCCACCCAGCTAAGTACACCTTTCATGAAGAGATTGCGCTCAGGAAGCAGCTTGATGTTCTCTACCACACCTCTGGACATGAGGCGGAAGTCGCCGACATTTTCCTCGATTTTTGGGTTGCTGATTTTATTATGCAACTTATAGAACCATTCAGCGGTCTTTCGCTTCAGTCGACCATCAGTAGAGCGATCAGAACGCTTGGCAAGTACCATATCCGCACCTTCCTGCCACTTTTCTATTAAGTGAGGGATGACCTCTATCGGATCCTGCAGGTCGACGTCAATAGGGATAATCGCTTCACCGGTAGCATGGTCAAGTCCGGCGAATAGTGCAGGTTCCTTACCAAAATTTCTGGTGAATGAGAGCGGCACGACAAGCGGGTCGGTAATAGCAAGCTCATTTATTATTGATTCAGTAGAGTCTTTGCTACCGTCATTGATGAAGACTATCTCAACATCGTACTGCTGAAGCCCTTCAAATTCCCGTACGGTTTTATAGAAGATAGGAATTGCATCCTCTTCATTAAACACCGGAACTACCAGAGAAATTTTCATTTCGTATCCCTAAAGACAATGAACTTTGAATAGATAAACCCTGCTGCCAGGCTGAATCCAGAGAATGAAATCAGGGTGATTAGCGCCGTCGCGTGAAGGCGATCTGCAATGTAACCAGTCAGTGCCGCCATAACCCCCATAAAGATGACAAACGCTACATACCGGCACGTTGTTGCTTTGGATTTAAATGTCCACTTTGCATTGACAAAAAAGCTAAATGTCACCGCAACGCAGAAAGCGACAAGGTTAGATATAGCTTGGTTCATTCCTATCAAGCTGAGCATCACTCCGAAGCACACCCAGTGGATGGCTGTATTCAGCACACCAACAGAAACATAACGACTGAATAGCTTTAACATTATAAAAATCATTGAATTATTAGAGCTATAAAGTTTATCACCTTTAGGGTAATTTCTGTAGGAGTAATCTCAGGTAATATGATCCATATATGGTTTATTGTGTATGATGAACTCACCAACTAATGGGGGTCTTTATGCACAGTAAACGGTGGTTGCTATGTCAGCCCAGCTAACAAGTGAGTCTTTAAATCAGTGGCTTAGCATGGGTTCCCTGGCTGCGGTTATCGCCGGGGTTCCTCCCGAAGTGGCGCTTGGCGCTTTATCTGGCGCGGTAATATTTATTACCTCTGCCGTTGAGTATCCAATACGCCGCCGGGTTCTCCTGTCGATGCTCAGCTTTCTCTGCGGGCTTCTCTTCTACAAACCAACTGCCTCAATTCTTATCGGCGTGGCCAGCCTGATCCCAACTATCACGCAGGACTCTTTCGAAAAAGGGATCGTCTTCTCTGCTGGCGCGTTCGTGTCGGCAATCGTCGCAGTACGTATTGGTATCTGGCTCTATCACCGCTCCGACAATCCACGCGATTTAATCCCGGGGAGAAAAGACGATGACAACTCATGAGCTGCTTTTACTCATTGCCAATGCGGTTATCTGTTCTGCGATAGCAGTGCGCGTCGGAACATTCCGTCGTAATGGATCGCAACATCGTCGGTGGGGTGGGTGGATAGCCTACTTCCTTATCGTGGCATCAGCCAGCATCCCCGTCCGCGCCGCATATGCAATCTGGTATCACACGCCAATGGTCGCTGATTTATCAGAGGTCATCATCAATGCTGTCATGCTTGCCGCCGTCCTGAAGACGCGCGGTAACGTCGTGCAGATATTCAAAATATCGAGGTCTCAACATGAACATTAACCAGTTCCGGCGCGCAGCCGGTATCACTGAACAACTAGCCGCGCGCTGGTTTCCGCATATCATTACTGCCATGAATGAGTTTGGCATTACCAAACCAGATGACCAGGCAATGTTTATCGCACAGGTCGGGCATGAGTCAGGAGGATTTACCCGGTTACAGGAAAACTTCAACTACAGCGTTAACGGACTGTCCGGGTTTATTCGTGCCGGGCGAATTACGCCAGACCAGGCCAACGCACTTGGTCGTAAAACATATGAGAAGTCTCTTCCTCTGGAGCGCCAGCGTGCGATCGCCAATCTGGTATACAGCAAGCGCATGGGTAACAACGGCCCGGGTGATGGATGGAATTATCGCGGTCGTGGACTTATTCAGATCACCGGCCTGAACAACTACCGGGATTGCGGTAACGGTCTGAAGGTTGATCTTGTCGCGCAGCCTGAACTGCTGGCGCAGGATGAATACGCGGCCCGCAGCGCGGCGTGGTTTTTCGCCAGTAAAGGCTGCATGAAGTACCATGGAGACCTGGTGCGAGTCACGCAGATTATCAACGGTGGACAGAACGGTATTGACGACCGTCGCGCACGTTACGGTGCTGCCCGTAAGGCACTGTTATGATCACGGCATTCGTTAAAGCGTACTGGAAACAGTTAATTATCGTGGTGATGCTTGCGGCGCTGGTTATCGGTGGAGTGGTTGCGTGGAAGGCTCACGGAGAACGGAAGTATGCCGCCGGGTATGCTCAGGCGCAGGCAGACCAGAAACAGGCTGATGATAAAGCCCGTAAGCACGACGAACAGGAGAAAGCTACCAATGAACGTGAAGCGCAGCAGAGGATCGACCAGGCGCGCAATGATGCTCTTGATACTGCCGCTCGCGCTGGTAGGTTGCAGCAACAGCTCGTTGCCATCCGTGAGCAGCTCAGGCAGTATAACGCCATTGTCGGCGCTGGGCCGTCAGCCGCAGACACCGGTGTTTTGCTTGCCGACTTGCTCAGCAAATCTCTCGAGCGAAACCGACAACTGGCAGAGTACGCTGATCGGGCAGCCGAAGCAGGAAGAGTCTGTGAAAAGCAGTACGATTCGCTGACCAGGTGACATGGTATTTTTCATGGTACTGATTTCCGGTGACGGTATATAAAACGGTACGGTGAAAGTCGGTTGTGAGAAAGTTGTTATCATTCAATTGGTTATGTTTATCGTAAATAATTGAGTGGGAATAATAGCCCTTTCTGTTAGCGGTTTCTGAACCGGTAATATGTAAAAAAACCCTCTTTTTATAGAGGGTTTTTTATTGCGCTCATACCGAAGCGCTGTGAATTAATCAACCAACTGTAGCTGGGGTTGAGATTGGGGGGCTACGTTCTCAACGCGAATATCCATCTGCGGATACGGCAGGGAGATATGGTTGGCGTCCAGGGCTTCTTTAATGTTTTCCAGCAGATCGTAATAGGTATTCCAGTATTCGATGTTGGGCACCCATACGCGGACGTAAAAATTCAATGCTGAAGCGCCCAGTTCGCCCAGACGAACGGTTACCCCACGTTGCTTATCGATGCGGGTATCTTGCTCGATAATATGGTTAATCACGCGCTTAACGTCGGCTATCCGGCTCTGATAGCCGACGCCAATCACCAGATCGATTCGGCGGAAAGGGTGGCGGGAATAGTTAATGATATTGTCAGCGATGATCTTACCGTTTGGAATGACCACTTCTTTGCTGTCGGCGGTGAGCAAGGTAGTGGAGAAAATATGCACCTTTTCCACCGTTCCGGTAACTGCCCCAATTTGTACCACTTCTCCGGCGCGGAATGGACGCAGGGAGACCAATAATACGCCAGCGGCAAAGTTGGAAAGCGATCCTTGTAGCGCGAGTCCAATGGCCAACCCGGCGGCACCAATGACGGCAATAATGGAGGATGTTTCGATACCGACGCGACCCAATGCGGCAACAACGGCAAAGGCTAGGGTAATGTAACGTACCAGCGCGGTGAAGAACTGGATAATGGTTCGGTCAACTTTACGTTTTAACAGTAATTTTTCCAGACCACTGGAGATCAGGCGAGAGACAAATTTACCGACAAACAGTAAAATTACGGCGGCAACGATATTCCAGCCGAATTGAATAACCGCATCGCTGTGTCCAGCGATCCATTCAAGACCGCTGCTTATTTTCGGAAATAATGAAAAACCACTCAT